AGCGCACCGCCGTAAGGGCGGCGCACGGCGTCGGCAAGTCATTCACTGCCGCCGCCCTGGCCTGCTGGTGGGTCGACACGCACCCCAGCAGCATCGTGATGAGCACCGCGCCGAGCGCCGAGCAGGTCCACGGCATCCTGTGGGAAGAGATCCGCGGCCTGCACGGCGCCCTGAAGCTACCGGGCGACGCGCAGCAGACTGACCGGTGGGTGATCGGCGGCAGGCTGGTCGCCCAGGGCCGCAAGCCGCCAGACCAGGCCAAGGGAAGCGACTTCGACCCGAGCACGTTCCAGGGCGTCCACCGTGTCGGCGGCGTCCTGGTCATCCTCGACGAGGCGGGCGGGCTGCCCCAGTGGCTGTGGGACGCGGCCGAGAACATCACCACGACTGACAACAGCCGCATCCTGGCGATCGGCAACCCGGACAACCCCGGCTCGGAGTTCGCCCGCGTCTGCCGCCCCGGCCATCCCGGCTGGCACCAGCTCAAGATCGCCGCCGCCGACTCACCGAACTTCACCGACGAGAAGGTGCCGGCAGCGGCGAAGGCCGCCCTGGTAACGCGCCAGTGGGCCGCCGACATGCTCACCAAGTGGGGCGAGGACGACCGCCACTACATCTCCAAGGTGCTCGCGGAGTTCCCCGGCGACCGCGCCGACCAGGTGATCCCCACGGCGGCGCTGGACGAGTGCTTCCTCGCCGAGCCGCGCTCGCCGTCCGAGCTGACCCCCGTGGAACTCGGCGTCGACGTCGGCGGCGGGTCGGACCTCACCGTGGCCCGCGAGCGGCGCGGGATGCGCGCGGGGCGCCGCTGGGCGCTGCGGTCGAACGACCCGGAGGCCGCGGCGCGGCTCGTCGTCCAGGCCGTCGCCGAGTCGGGCGCGACGTCGGTGAAGATCGACGCGAACGGCGTGGGGTGGGCGCTGTGCGGGCTCGTCCGCGTCGGCCTGCGGGCTGCCGGGCTCGACGCGGCGGTGCACGCGGTCATGGTGGGCGAGGCCAGCAGCCGGCCGAAGGTCTATGCCAACCTCAAGGCGCAGATCTGGTGGGAGGTCGGCCGGGAGGGCAGCCAGAAGCGCGAGTGGGACCTGTCGCAGATGGCCGAGAGCGCGAAGGTGCGCGACGAGCTGCTGATGCCCCGCTACCTGGAGGACGCCAAGCGCCGCATCCTGATCGAGCCGAAGGACGACATCCGCGCCAGGACCGGCGGGGAATCGCCCGACGATGCAGACGCCATGCTGCTGGCGTACTACGTCCCGAAGGACGCGCAGGGGGCGTACTGGGAGGCGCTGACGAGCGGGAAGCTGGGGTAGTTGGTATCATGGGACCATGGCACCAATGACACTTAGGCTGCCGGATGACCTGTCCGAGCAGTTGCGCCGCGAGGCGTTCGAACGCCACGTGAGCCAGGTATCGATCATCACCGAGGCATTGCGGGCATGGTTCACCGCCAACCCGGCGACCATCACCGGGAACTTGCTGTACAACAGCCCCGCCTTCCAGCAGTTCTTGCAGCAGCAGGTACAGGAGGCAGTCGAGCGGTACGGAAAACTCAACCCCGGCAACGGAACGGGCAGGACGTCCGATGACTAAGATGATCGATCCCGTGGCCGCCAATGCGCGAGCACGCCTGGCAGGCCTCGTTTCCAATGGTGCCGATCCGGAAAGGGTCAAGCAGGCGCGAATGGCCCTGGAGGTAGCCAAGGCTGAAATGGTAATCGCCAGGCTGGCGCACCTGCCGGCACAGGAGCGCCGCCGTCTTGCGGCACTCCTGATAGGCAACGACCGGGAAGCCGCCCGTCCGCGCAAGCCTCCCAAGGCACCTGCCGAGCGGCCCGGTTCGACACTGCTGCTCACTGCGGAGGAAGTCGCCGCCGAGCTGCAGATCGCCCGTCGTCGCGTCTTCGAGATGATCGCCGACGGCACGCTGCCGTCACTGAAGATCGGCAGTTCGCGGCGTATCAGGCGCGAGGCGCTAAAGGAGTACGTGGAGGGGCTGGCAGGTTAGGCCGCGTCGGGTGATGTCTAAACCTCTACCTGAGGTTTAGACTTCGCGTGTGACCAAGCCCGCCCGCCCCCACGGCACCATCCCCGCAGCGTTCTCCGCCACCGGCGAGGACGTCCCGCCGTCGCCTGACGTCGAGGAGCACTCGCTCGCGCAGGTGATCGGGGAGGCCGTCGCACTGCACCTGGCGCCGCTGATCGCCCGCATGCGCCCCGCGCGGCCCGGCTGCATCACGTGCGCGGCGAAGGTGAAGGTCGCCGAGCGTAACGCCAAGGCGGCCGCCGAGCCCCTGCCGGACATGGGCGTCACCGAGTCGTTCACCCACGGCCGGCGCGGTCCCGTCTGCTGGGGCTGCTTCGACCCCGACGAGGACTGAGTGAGCAGGCGGTCAGCGCGCCGTAACCGGGGCCGTGCCGTCTCCAAGGCCAGCCCTGTCCGCCAGACCCCCGGGGGTGTCACCTACTCGCCCGCGCAGGTCGCCGCGATGATGGCCGCCCAGCAGCAGATCGCCACGGGCAGGTCGAAGGCCGTGCAGCTGCCCGACTCCCCGTACTGGGACACCGTCCCGTTCGGCCCCGGCCGCCGGCTGCCCCCGGCGCCGATCAACGTCCCCAGGACCGACACCGGCCGCGCTGAGCCGCGCCTGTGGGAGTACCCGGTCGCATGGAACCTCCAGGTCGCCGACCGGCAGCATGTTCCCTGGCACGTCCTGCAGCGGGCCGCCGACACGCCGCTGTTCCGCAAGTGCATCGAGCGGCGCAAGAGCATCTGCCAGAACGACTTCACCGTCACCGTCGACCCCCGCGCCGTCGCCAGGGAGGCGCAGGCCAGCGGGGAGGCCGCCAAGGACGTCGAGTCGAGGCTGCGGCAGCAGTACACCGCCGAGATCAGCCGGGTTACCGACTGGCTGGCCGTCCCCGACCGCAAGAACGACCTCGACTGGCCCGCGTGGACGAGCCTGCTGATGGAGAACCGCCTCAAGTTCGACGCCGCCGTCGTCTACCCGCGGCGCACCTTCGGCGGCGACCTGTTCGCCCTGGAGGTCATCGACGGCAAGACCGTCAAGCCGCTGCTGGACGAGTACGGCGGCCGCCCTCTGCCGCCTTACCCGGCTTACCAGCAGATCCTGTACGCGTTCCCCCGCGGCGAGTTCACCGCCACCGTGGACCCCGGCGAGGTTGACCCGGCGACGGGGAAGCCGAAGGTCCCCGGCTTCCCCGCCGACACCCTGTACTACGAGCGGTCCGTCTACCGCAGCGAGAGCCCGTACGGGATGTCGCCGACGGAGATCGCCCTGTTCGACGGGATGCTGTGGCTGCGGCGCATGGGCTGGATGATGGCCGAGTACACCGAGGGCATGGCCCCGACCGGGCTGCTCGAGGTGCCGGAGACCAGCGAGTGGACGCCGCGGCAGTGGGAGGACTGGTCGCGGGTCCTGGAGGATCACCTGGGCGGGAACACCGCCGCGCGGCACAAGTGGCCGATGCTGCCGCCGGGGCTGAAGCTCATCCAGGGGCAGGAGGTCGCCGAGCGGTACAAGCCGGACTACGACCTGTTCCTGATCAAGCTGGTCGCCGGGGACTTCGGATTGCCGGCGTCGGAGATCGGCTTCACCGAGGCGGGGGCGCTCGGCGCGAGCTTCCACGAGGGCGAGGAAGACATCCTCAACCGGCAGACGCGGATGCCCGACGCGAAGTGGCTCGGCAGCTACGCGACGAAGCTGGCGGTCCGTGAGCTGGGGATGCCGCCGGCGCTGCGGGTGGAGGTGCTCGGCCTGGAGTCGGAGGACGAGGCGGCGGCGGACGCGGTGGCCCTGCAGCGGGTGCAGAACGGCCGGGCGACGCTGAACGAGGACCGGGCACTGCGCGGCGAGCCGGCGTACAACTTCCCTGAGGCGGACATGCCGATGCTGATGATGGGCCGCGGCGTGGTGTTCCTGGAGGGAGCGTCCGCGCAGGGGCCGCCCGGGTCGCTGATCGGCCCGGTGCAGGCGCCGAAGGCGGGAGAGTCTGGCCAGGATGGCGCGCAGCCTGGCGCTGAGCCTGGCGACGGCGAGGAAGGCGACGGGCATGACGGGCCGCCGGTCACCAAGTCGGCGGAAACCGCGGCGCTGCGGAACTGGCTGAGCAGGCCGCGCAACGCCCGCCGCACCTTCACGTGCAAGGCGCTGGCCGCCGCCGACTGGGACGGCCCCGCCGATCCGCGCGTGATCTTCAAGGCAGCTGATGACCGCCCAAAAGTGCTAAGCGGGACTGGCCGGGCTGGCAGCGGGACCTCCAGTTGGTGACCATCTACGCGGCGGAGGTCCGCGAGGCGGTCAGCGGCTCGATCGACGTCGATAAGCTCGCCGCCGCATGGGTGGCGCTGCACCCGTCGTCGGTCCCGCAGGCGGCCAAGGCACTGCCGGAACTGCGCGCGTTCCTGTCCCGCGCCTCCGCTGCCATCCAGGACGCGCTACGCGGCGTCCTGGCGCGGTTGTGGACTGAGGCGTGGGTGCTCGGCAACCGCAGCGCCCTCGCCGCCGTGGACCACCTTGCGGACGTCGACTGGGGCGGGTGGACGCCCGGCGACTACGCGGCGGCCGAGCAGATCGCCGGGCCGGGGCTGCGGCAGCTGCTCGGCGAGGCGGGTATCCGCATCAAGTCGATCGCCGACAGCAGGCTCGAGGAACTGTCGCTGGTGCTCGAGGAGACGCTGCGCAGCGACGAGATCAGGCGTCAGCCGGGTATGAGCCCGCTGCCGCCGTTCCTCTCGGTGGGCGACCTCGCCTCGCGGCTGAAGTCGGTGCTCGACAACCCGGACCGGGCCGAGCTGGTGGCGCAGGCGGAGATCGCCAGGGCGCAGGCGACGGCGGCGCGGCAGGTGTACGCGGAGACCGGCGTTACCGAGGTGATCGTTTCGACGGCGGAGGACTCCAAGGTCTGCCCTGCCTGCGATGCCGCCGCCGCGCTCGGCCCGCACCCGCTCGGCTCGCCGCCGCTGGTGCCGATCCACCCCCGGTGCAGGTGCGCTGAGCTGAGTGTCCTGGCGGGCGCATCGTGATCCGCTCGCTGTGGGACCAGCTCTGGCCCAACGTCATCGCGCCGTCGGCCTGGACGATCCTGGCCGTGATGGTCAGCCACGCCAAGGCCGCCAGGCAGCGCGAGCGGCACCACGAGGACATGAAGCAGCACGTCACCAAGGTTGCGGGAGGCAGCGATGACAGTGCATGACGCGGCCCGTGCCGTGATCGCGTTCGAGTGCGGGTGCGGCGAGGAATGGGAGCGCCCGTTCCCGGCGCATTCCCGGGGCGCGTTCAGCGTGGCGGGCGAGCCGGACGTCATCTGGCTTGACGGCCTCCGGTGCCATAAGGGGCCGGACGGGATTCTCGTGATCGAGGCGGCCGGCTGCAGGCGGTGCGGCCTGACGGCCCCGGTCGCGCACGTGAGAGAGCTGGAGGTAACCGGGTGAAGACCACGGTCACGCCTGACGGCACGGTCACCGTCGAGACAGGCGAGCACGCCAAGGCGGCCACCTGGGACGGCGAGAGCGTCGAGGGCTACGTCATCAAGGCTGAGCCCGAGCGCCGCTACACGCTCACCGTCGCCTACCCGGCCGACAAGGCTGACGTAGCGGTCGCGGCCGATGGCCACTTGGACTTCGCGTCCAAGAGCGCGGTCGAGGACGCGGCGTGGGGCTACATGCTGAAGTACCGGGGCGTCGGCGCGGACCACGCCGACGGCACCGACGGCGCGGGCGAGCTGGTCGAGTCGTACATCTACCGGGGCCCGGACTGGACGGTCAAGGCGGCCAACGGCGACGAGGTAGTGATCAAGTCGGGCGACTGG